GTCGAATAATCACACCTGGTAGTTGTAGCCAAGAATGCAGCAAGCGTCGACAAACTGTGTCGTTAACCAGTACAGCGGAGTTGACTCCATTGCTATCAATCCTTTAGAAGCTATGCACGTTCATCCATTCGGGACAGTGCTATCACATGACAAGTTTGATAAGTACGGTGTCATTAAACACACGTACACTGGTCAACACCACAAAGGTCTTACATTATGGCAAGACATAAAGTGGGTTGGCGTGGCCATAGCGTCGTTCTTTTGTTGTAAGGGGACGCGTTGGGCCGAGGACTATGAGTTCAAAGCTCTCACAAGAGCTAACATACGTGAAGCCATGGATTACGACATCGACTTGCGCGATGTCGCTTCTGATATGGGTTTAGCAGATTCGACCATCACATCCGCTCTACTTTCTGTGGAGCAGAATGCAACTGCTATCCGTACGTTAATAACGAACTCCAGTGCAACCAATAGCGACTTGGTTGACGCTGCAAAGTCAGAGAATAAGCTAGCTTACACTCTAGCTAATCGTCGTTTTAGGAGACGTAGGCAAGTCTCCACCCGCTTAGTTGTTGCATTAGTCAATAAGGCACGATCTAAATATGCCATTTTCGACGACACCGAAAGTAATAGGGCCATTATAGCTCATTATCTTAGACGGTCAATGAAGGAGCATAATTTTAGAGACTGTGATATTCCTATACACTGCGACTACGCGGTTGACACATTCTTCCATGTCAGCCAGTCTTATAGACGGCTTACATGGAGGAAAAATTGATGGCGCCCAATGCGGCTATATGGGATCAATATTGATTATGTTGATGTTGATCCCCGATTGGTCATTACCCGTAATGGGAATGCGCCTAAACCCCGTGTCTATCACGCTTTGCCTAGTTTGGTGCCTGATACTATGTTAGGCATCTTCAACAATTCCGTCGATGTGGCTGCTGTTGCAATCACTGAGAGACTTCTCAACCTTAAGGTTGACGGAAAACTTACAACACCAATATCTCCAATGGTTGGCATTTTCAAAACTCGAGAGATGTTGTCATTTGCTAAAAATATTGCGTACTACGCTAAACAACGTGCCCACGTTTACTCCCACCGTGAGGTGGTCGAGATGTACAGTGGCCATAAGCTTAAGGTGTACACAAATGCTTTAAATGAATTTCAACACTCTGGTTGTCCTGCAAGTGCGGCTAACTTGAGCGTATTTATTAAATACGAGAAGGTCAATGTGACGAAGGCTCCACGAATTATTAGTCCTCGTCAACCTGTGTACAACTTGTGTCTCGCTAGATTTTTAAAGAAAATGGAAAAAATAGTCTACAAAGCGATACACAAGCAATTTCGATCAGATAGTTATCATACAGTCTACAAGGGTATGAATGTGGTTCAGACAGCCACTGATATGCGCACTAAGTGGGAGCGGTTTTCACGACCATGCGCTATCGGTGGCGATATAACCAAACTAGACATGCACATACGCTCTGATGCATTGCATTACGAGCATTCGGTGTATAACATGTCTATTACCAGTAGAACTCTTAAACGCTTATTGAAGTTGCAACACAGTCCATTGAATGTGTGTTATTTCCCGGATGGCAAAATTAACATAAATGATATTCCCGGTATGGTGCGTGAAGCATCACGAGCGTCGGGAGATATAAACACATCAATGGGTAATGTTATTATTGTTTGTTCCATGATATGGACTTTCACCAAGGTGTTTGGAGTAACGATAGAGCTGGTGAATAACGGTGACGATTTTGTAATCATCACTGACAGTTGCTATACTATTACCGTTACTACCTTGCTACCTCTTTGGTTTAAGTTCCATGGCTTTGTTCTAGCCATGGAGGCACCAGTATACGAATTTGAACAGATAGTGTTTTGCCAAACACAACCCATAAACGTTTCTGGGGTGTGGACTATGTGTCGTGATCCAGCTACCATACTGAAGAAGGACACTATATGTACCATACCCGTAAACGGTAGCAGCGTGCTGGCTAAATGGCTGGACGCTGTGGGGCAATGTGGTTTGGCATTAACTTCAGGTATGCCCATTCTACAATCATTTTATATGATGTATGTGCGTAATGGACTACCATGTGGACAAAAGTTCAAACAGCACATTTTTCGTAATACTGGTGTTATGGAGCGCACTAATGGAATGACATGGCGATACAAGCCTGTCACTGAGAGTACTCGTTGGAGTTTTTACCTAGCGTTTGGCGTGCTGCCTGATCTACAGAGAGCGTTAGAAGAGTACTTCTCAACTTTAGTTGTTCAAAACGATATAGAACAAGCATTACCTGACCAATTGATCCGGGATAGTAGTTTGATTTATAACTACATAACTTATGAAATATCACGGTAATTATTGTGGGCCATGGTGGTCTGCTGGAGAAGCTCAACCAAGCGTGTACAATCCTTCAGTGCTACCGATCGACGAGTTCGACCGGGTTTGTATGGAGCATGATACACGGTATGCTACACGAAGTGACCTGGCTGATGCAGATCGGCAGTTCATACGGTCAGCATATCAACTTGGTAATAAAGCGAATTTAGCTGCTCTCGCCATTGTGCCACAGTACATCTACAGAGAAATGTCCCGGATTGTTGATTTACCAATCATGAGCAAATCAACCAAGAAATCAAGTTTACGCCAACGCCCTATGGCGTCCAACCCTCCTAAGTCAACCAAACCTCAACAAAACGACACAGTACGTGTTGCTCCTGTGGCTTATGCCACGACCCGCACTTCTACTGCACCACGAATGCAGAATTTGAACAACGGCATTGTTAAATTGTCGCATAGAGCCTTCATACAACCTATTACCTCAGTTGGCAACTTCACAGCCGTGAAGGTTCCATGTAACCCAGGTCTAGCTGGTAGTTTTCCCTGGCTTTCATCCCTCGCCCGTAAGTATGACATGTATCGGTTTGTCAGACTACGATATTGTTATCGTAGTGTGGCTCCTACTTCAACTTCGGGGGTCGTGATGTTTAGCTTTGACTACGACGCTGCGGATGACCTACCCACTAGTAAGTCCAAACAGGCTCAGACTGTACCGTGTACAGAAACGAACTGTTGGACAAGCCTAGATTTGGATGTCAATCTTGACTCCACTTGGAAGTACGTCCGACCTGGAACCTTGGCATCCAATTTGGATATCAAGACCTACGATAGTGGCAATTTAATTTATAGCACTCAATATGGATCTGGTATAGTGACTGGGGAACTCTACGTGGAATACACAGTGGAGCTCAAGAAGCCTAGCGACGGTAGTTACGATACAGGCACACTGCTAGCCTCTACTTCATCCTACGCTAGTCCTTTTAATTCTGTTACCAATATTACTGGATTTATTCCTGTACAACGCATTTCTACTACAGCTGTACAATTCATAGCTTCAGGCGAGTACACATTCGCTTGTACCACCGTGGGTACTGGAATCACTTCTGCTGCTTCCACACCTACCATTGCGACATCTGGGTCTGGAGTAGTTGCTACGTTGATATCTACAGGGAGTACTACAGTTGCCGTCCAGTACTTTAAAGTACGGGCCGAAATAAACGACGTCTTAACCTTTGCCAATGCAGGAGCTGGTACTACCATTAGCACATTTAGTCTCCGCATTTGCATCGTAGATTATGACACAATGACTTAATGAGATATTGCGACTTAAGCACCACAAAATACCAAAACATAAAGCCTGGCTATACATACATTTAACTTATTTATTGAAGCGCAAAACATAAACTCCAAAACATCAAGATCGCTTCACTCTATATTCAATAATATCATTCACCAGCAAGATAGGTACTTAAGTTTACAATAACGACACAACTTGGCCATGAACGGATGACCATTTTACCTCTACCATGTGACCGTTCTCACAGTGGTCCCTTACTACACTAGGGAGCGTGCTGAGCGCTGACTCAGTAATCCAATCGCCTGTCTTAAATAATACATTTACGCATACCAATTGAAGTGTGCGAAATGGGGCATTGCAGGTTTAATTAACGACAGATTTTTCTGGC